GACCGGTTATTTTTATTTGGGCGCCCCTTCTCTTTCATTGAATGAAGGTGACGGGAATTGGTTGGATTTACCCGGCTATTATAAAATAATTGGTATTGAACATAGTTATATGGCTGGGGGTCAATACGAGACCACCATCGAAGGAATACTCGAAGCTTCACAAAGAGGTTTGGACGAGCAATCAGTGGCGATAAAACTTTTTAAAGGAGCCAAGGAGCTTGTTGGGAAACTAGGCGAGATAGATATTGGAAGTTTTGTGAGCGGAAAGAAAAAAGGGAGAAAATAGTCTATGCCTCGTAAAATGGCAAACGAACCTTTTGGAAAGAACGGCCTTCCCGCCGATTACATGTTCTTTCAACGAAATTATTATAAAACTAGTCCGGTTATCTACCCTTCTAATCTTCCTAAGCCGATAGACATTTGGTATGAAAGACCATTGTTTGGGAAAATTGATGTACAAGAACGTTATGTCTATCCCTTTGCACCCAATCTCAAGCCACTTCCAAATGGCCTTTTTGCCGTGGACTTCATGGTAGATGCCTATGAAGACATGGTTGAGTTTGTGACCACTGCTGCTGCCTCGATACGCACCAGTATGACGTCGATTGTGGATGTGACCAATCCCGTGCGGGCTTATGAAGATGTTGATATTCTCTATAACGAATACTGGGACAACTACATAAAGCCTATTTTCCTTAATGAGTATATTCGCACAAGAGAAAGACAGGAGAAGGTTAAGAACTTTAATGATTACGTAACTTATTTTATTGAGTTCGCCAAACAAAACCAAACTTTTCCTATGACCCAAACCGGCTTTTTAGCCTCCAATAGAACAACCAATCGCACCAGCGGATTGATTATTGAGTTTGCCGAGGATTCATATGGAGATGATAATGTAAAATGGCAACAATATTTGTCCAATGATTTTTATCCTCAATACGCTCGCATAATGAATGGCTATGGCTTTTACATTGATAGGAATGTCCCATGGCGTATTGTAAGCAACATGAACTCCTCCATAACTAAAAATTATATGGAAGTCTACGGAATAGAAAACGCAGAAGAAAACTTTATTCAAAACTTCCTACTCTGTGATCCTTTTAGCTACGAGGTCTTCAAGCAATACATGTGGCTATCTTACATGGAGTTCACCGATGTAAGATCTCAGTACGAGCACATTTATATAACCAACTCCATGAAACGCAATATTTCGGCCTCATCATTTCGCACCACCGTGGCCAAACGACCTCGCCGGGTGGAGTTTGTTGAGCGCACTTATGAAGAGTTTCAAAACTCAGCGTATGGAGATGCGTTTATGCTTGAGAAGTATTTTCAATTGCGCCTTATCGAAGAGGATGTACAATTTAGCAATATGGACTACAAGTTTGCTGTTCGTAAAATCAAACGCGATCTTAAACAACTCAATGCTTATGAGGCGATAAACACCATGGCTGCAATATTGCTGACTGCCAAAAAACAACGAAAGCAAAAAAAGCAAAAGAAAAAGTTGACTTTTGGAAATACTTCTTCTAAACTCACAGGGACACAAACTTCACCTTCTACAAGTCCCGGTGGGTATTAATGCTATTTCAAACGTTTGATGAAAAAAAAGAATGTTTTTTAATTTTTAGAAACGGAAAGTTTTGTGAAGAGTTGACTGAAGACTGTGAAAAGACTTGGACTTATGCCCCCTACCTACAAGATCACCCTCGCATAGAATATGCCAATCTTTACGTTCAAAAGAATTCTCTAGAAGAAGCATGCCCTTCTTTCTTACGAGAACGGTATAATACAATAGCTCTTAAGCTTAAAGCTTTTCTCAAAGCAGCTTCTACCACTGGCCTTAGTTTGGACAGGTTTTGTCTATACGACATGATACCAGAGCACGTGTTGGTGGAACTGGCCAATCTCAAAAACGAAGTGTGTATTCACATCTTCAACAACCACCCCAAGCCACAGCATTATGATCACATGCTTAAAATTGCTCAAGTGGTGGGCGATATTAAATATAGAGAGTTAAATCTAGACCTCAATAAAATCCTTCGTCTCACAGTCCAAGATAAAAACACATACAAACTGCTCAAAGAAAATAAAAATTATATTGACTATGATCAGTTTAAGACCATTACGGGGCGATTGAGCACACGTAAGCATTCGTTTCCGATAATGACTTTAGCCAAAAAATACCGTGAGGTTGTAAAGCCAACTAACGACTGGCTCTTTGAGTTAGACTTCAATGCAGCCGAACTAAGAACAGCGCTGGGACTCCTAGGGTATCCCCAGCCTTCTATAGATCTTCACCAGTGGAACATCAAACACCTCTTTAATGGTACAAAAGATCGTGAAAATGCAAAAAGAAGCGCCTTTGCTGCCCTTTACAACCCTCACTCCCCTGAATCCCCCGTAACTGCTCTTTACGATCGAAAGAAACTTAAAAGTTTGTATTTTAAAGATAATAAAGTTATGAACCCCTTTCATCGAGTAATTGAGTGTGATGAGGATCATGCTATTAGCTACCTTATCCAATCCACTGCTGCCGATGTGCTGTTTGAACAGATGTATGCCGTGTGGGAATTCTTGAAAAATAAAAAAAGTTTTTTAAAATTTTGCAATCATGATTCAATTGTCATTGACCTTGCCGAAGAGGATCAATATTTAGTAAACGACATGAAAGAAGTTTTTTGTAAAACACGATTTGGTCGCTTTAAAATAAATTGCGAAGGTGGCAAAGATTGGCTTAACATGAAGAAGCTTAATATAAATTGAAAACTATTTAATAGACTATAAGAGGTTTAAATGCAAACCATTATCGGATTGGGCCAAGCAGGTTGCAATATTGCCGACCAACTAGCTCAATACCCACAATACCAAGTATTAAAAATAGACGTAGGATTAAGAAAAACCAAGAAGACTCTTGGTTTCAAGCTCCAGTCATCGCCCGAGGACTATGAAAAAAAGCCTCTCCCACGAGGCACTGAAAAATTCTTAGAGGGGGTGATGCCTGAAACTTTATTAATAACAAGTTGCGGTGCGGTGTCTGGAGCTGCTTTACGTCTACTTGAAAAAATCCACAAAAAGACAAAGATTTCAGTTATGTATATCATCCCTAAATATGAAAACTTGTCTCATTTCCAATTTCAACAGAATAATCTTTTATTCAACGTTTTTCAAGAGTATGCGCGGTCTTCTGCTATAGAAAGAGTTTTTTTAGTTGACAACCAAAAAACATCTGATATAATGGGGCCTGTACCAATCTTGAAGTATTGGGAGAGTTTGAATTACATGATTTCTTCAACATATCACATGATCAATGTCTTCGATCATTCGCACCCAGTGTTTACTACGTTTACTCGTAGATATCCAACTGCTCGTGTGACTAGCTTCGGGTGCATCGATTTTGAAAATAATGAAGAAAAATGTTTTTTTAAGCTTGACATGCCGAGAGAAAAAAGGTATTATTACGCAATACCTCAGAAAATGCTGGAGGAGGATGTTTCTTTGATGGAGAAAATACAAATCAACATGAAAGAAGCTGTTGAGCACGACAAAATGAAGGTGAGTTACTCAGTGTACTCATCGGAATACGACATTCCATACGTCTACTGCGAAAACAGCAGCACCCTTGTCCAAAAACTAGCATTCTGAGAGAGTTATCAGAGTGACTTTATCTAAAAGGAGAAAATTTTTATGGCACTAGATATGAAAAAAATGAAAGAGCGCATGACCGCGCTTAAGAACAATGGCAACGCCTCTTCTAATAAGTTTTGGCGCCCACAGGAGGGAGATCAAGTTGTACGTATCGTTCCTCCATCTGACGGAGATCCTTTCCGTGATTACTGGTTTCACTACAATGTAGGTGATACTCCCGGCTTTTTGAGTCCCAAGAAGAACTTTGGAGAAGAGTGTCCTCTCGACAATTATATTCGTCAACTCTGGAAGGATGGCTCTGAGGAATCCAAACGTATGGCTAAGAAGTTGTCTGCGCGACAACGATTCTTTGCTCCTGTCGTCGTTCGAGGAGAAGAAGACGAAGGCGTTAAGGTCTGGGGTTTTGGTAAACGCGCCTATGAGACTCTTTTGTCTCTTGTGCTCAATCCTGAGTATGGCGATATCACCGATGCAGAAGAGGGAACCGACTTGGTTATCACTTATAGCAAGCCTGCTGGCGCATCCTTTCCTGAGACAAAGATTACGCCTCGACGAAAGTCGTCGCCTCTTCATCAGGATACGGCCCGTGGTGCAGAGTTGCTAGATACGGTTCCGGATTTTGATGAACTGTTTGGTTCGTCTCGCCGCACAACCGAAGAGGTACAAGATATCCTCACTTCCTTTTTGGATGGAGAGGAGTCTGGTGGAGAGGAAACTACCACCACAACCTCTACTTCAAGTGCTGTAGATAAGGCTTTTAACGAGCTTCTCGCCCAATAACTTTTAACACCGCAGGGAGGCACGGGTTCACAGGTGCCTCTAATTTTACAAAATGGGAGAAAATTATGACGTATTTTTGGATTAATATGCTGGCTGGCTTCGCTGGTTTTTTGTATATCGCTTGGTGGTATACTTCTCAACTCTGGAAGTTAAACCAAAGAGTTGCTAAATTAGAGGACACTCGATCAAAATCCCAAGATTAGAAGGAGAATATAATTGCTTGTCAATGCAGTAGAATGCAAAGAGTGTAAAATGATTGTTTTTTCTAGAGCTTCAGAAGATGTGCGTCAATGCACATGCGGACGAGTGGTGGTGATGGGAGGACACAGACATTTCAAGTATGATGTCTACACAGAACCAGCACATGAAGTAAAAAAAATAAATATTCAAGCAAGCGCAGAAGAGCTTTTTAATGATTGGAAGGACATGAGAGACGAATACGGTCTCATGTCCGCAAACTAACAAATAGGAGAAAATAATGAAACGACAGGTATATAAAAAAGGTGAAGCAGATTTCAATAAGAATCTGGATAAAGTCGCAGCCCGCTTTAAAGGTAAGGGCGGTGGACCCGATGCAGAGAGTGCGGTTAACACCCACAAACAAGATCTTGCCGAGGGTTACGTTACCTTCTATTCAGACAACAGCGATATCACCAACTTGCTAACTCGTAGCCGAAAGTACGTCCTAGAAGTGGATGACTTTGGTGAGACGGTCTGTATTAAAATAGATAAGAAAGGCTTTCGTAGTTGTATCCACGCCTTTAAGGTGGGAAAATAATATGAAAAAAAAGGAAACAAAAGCTGGCAAGCTAAGTATTGATCAAATGAGATCGTTGATCAATAAGAAGGCGGGTATGGAAGTTGCCCATGATCTCAACGATGAGTCCAATCCAACCAATGTGACCGATTGGATCCCTACAGGCTCTCGATGGCTAGATGGTATTATTTGCCGAGGCAAGCTAGCTGGTATTCCAGTGGGTAAGATTACTGAGATTGCTGGTCTGGAGGCAAGCGGTAAATCCTACATGGCTGCTCAGATTGCGGGCAATGCCCAGCGAATGGGTATCGATGTAGTTTACTTTGATTCCGAGTCTGCTTTGGATAATAACTTTTTGGAAAAAGCTGGCTGTGACGCCAGTAAGATTCTCTATGTGCAAGCAAGTAGTGTGGAGTTTGTTCTGGAGACGATTGAAGAACTGCTTAAGTCTACTGATAGTAAATTTTTATTTATTTGGGATAGTCTAGCACTGACACCTTCGACATCAGATATCGAAGGAGACTTTAATCCTCAGTCTACCATGGCTATCAAAGCACGAATCTTGTCCAAGGGAATGTCCAAGTTGGTGGTGCCTATAGCCAATTCTCAGTCAACGTTCCTAGTGCTGAATCAGCTCAAGGCTAACATCACTCGTTCCCCTGCAGAGGCTTTGACCACCCCTTACATGACTCCCGGTGGAAAGACTCTAATCTATTGTTATTCTTTAAGAATCTGGCTTACACGGCCCAAGGCCAAAGCTAGTTTCGTTCAGGATGATAAAGGGTATAGAGTGGGCAATACTGTAAAGGTAAAGCTTGAGAAATCCCGTTTTGGCTCCCAAGGTCGTCAATGCCAATTTAAGATTTTATGGGGAGACAAGGTAGGAGTTCAAGATGAAGAAAGTTGGTTCGATGCAATCCAAGGATCTGATCTGTTGAAGCGCTCAGGTGCGTGGTATGAGATTGAGTACGAGGATGGTACCAGCGAGAAATTTCAATCGGCCAAGTGGCTTGAAAAATTACAAAATGAAAAATTTCGTAAAAAAGTTCTTGACATTATGGACGAAGAGGTTATAATGAAGTTCGATAAAAGGCTGGGAAATGCCGAAGACTTTTATGATAAATCAGAGGAGAATTAGTATGTATAACACTACTGGAAAATGTCATTTTGTTGGTATCGCTAATGAGAAAGAACTATGCGCAAAGATGCAAGATAATCGCGTCCTAGCGGAGAAAATCATTGGTATTCGCCTTGTGGGTGATTATGCCGTGGAACATCGCGGCGGAACACAAAACAAAGCGGATGCACTCCTTCACACTCCTAATGCTTCTGTGGGTATTTCCTACAAACGTAAAAAGAGTTTGTCCGAGGGCAGCTTTGATTATCTCAATTCCAGTAGTGCTTATAAGAAATATATTTCTGGCCAGCACTTAGGGGAGGCATGTGATTCCTTAAGAGGTTCACCAGTAGAGGTGGAGGCAGCACGAACCATTCTTAAGTCTGCAGCATCGCGAGACTTAGATGAACTTACGAGCATTTCAGTTCGTCGCCTCTTGGAAGATCACGTGGCCACTCCCTATGCTAGCTTGGTAACAGCCGTGACCGATAGTTCTACGGGTACTCTATATGCTTATAACTTTGGAGATACCCCTTTAGCAAGACACCTACGGCGAAACTCCAAGATTACCATAGTAGGCAATGCCGCATCTTCTCGACGCATTCTCTTTGACAATGAGGATATTGGGATTCGCCTTCGTATCGTCACCAACAACGGCGTTACTGCATTGTTGGGGCGAAACAAACGTAACAAGACCTCTATCCCCGTGGTAAAGGTCCAGCAAGACCGGGTTGACCGATTGATCTCTGAAGTGGTTAACTTACGAGAGGTGACGGTTTAAATGAATATTATCAAGCAAGGAGACTCGCTGGGGCTATTGGATGAGGTGGAGAATGGAACAGTACAAACCATCTACTTCGATCCACCCTTCAACACTCAGCGAGTCTACCGGCTGAACCCAGATAACGAGATAGGGTTTTCAGATATTTGGAAATCCCACCAAAGTTATATTGATTTTATAGAGCCTTTGGTAATAAAATGTAAAAACAAGCTAGCGTTGGGTGGCTCTTTCTTTTTTCACATCTGCGCAGAGCAAATGCTTATTCCACAAATGGTTTGCGACAGACACTTTAAGCGTGTGCAGCCTATCTTTTGGAAAAAGTCTCGCTCAAAGAACAACGTCAAAACTAAACTGGGCGCAGCCGTCGATGTAATCTTTTGGTGCTCCAATGCCAAGAAGCCGAAGTTTAACATGGTCTACCAAGAACTAGACTCATATTATGCTGAACATTCATATAAAAATGAAGATGAGAGAGGCAATTATGCATTAGGTCACATTGTGTACACCGCCACGCAAAAAACGTCCAATGAGGATCGATTATATGCATTTACACATGATGGTATTACGTACAAGCCTGAAGCCGGTTGGCGCCTCTCTAAAGAAAAGCTCGACGAACTCGTAGCGGATAATCGTATTTATTTTCCTAAGAAAAAAGGTGCCAATCCTTACAAAAAGATTTATAAACATGAATCCAAAGGAAAGCCTTGTATGGACCTTTGGGATGATATCCACTCTATCGCTCAAGGAAATGAACGTAGACTCTATCCCACAGAGAAGCCCGAGAAGCTTATTGAAAGAATCATAGAGATGTCTTCAGATGAAGGAGATATCGTCTTAGATCCAGTTGCCGGTTCGGGAACAACTGGTGTCGTTGCGAAGAATATGAATCGAGACTTCATACTCTTTGATATTAATCCCGATGCAATTAAAATCGCCAAAGAACGAATTTTTACTTGAAATTTATTTTTTGGTGTGTTATTATTTATTTATTAATTTCTAGAGGAATGGACATCTGATTGCTTCATCGCCTCAACTTGAACAATAAGGAGAAATAAGTTATGAAGAAATATAATATTAATCAATTTACTACAGAGGTGTGGAATAAAACCTATGTGGACCCAGCCCTTCAACGCCGCTTGGTGTGGAATTCCAATAACAAGAAACAATATCTTCAATCACTCTTCAAAGGCTTTGCTTATGCACCGATGATGGTGGCGGATATCCAATCGTGTTTAGATTTCTGCCTTGCAGAATTAGAACGAGCAGAGACAGTCGAGGTGTCTCCATGCCGCCTTAAGGATCTGAAGCACTCGGTTAAATACTATACACCTTTGCTGGGGAAAGGTTATCGCTATATTAGCATAGATGGCCAAAACAGGTCACACACTATCAAAGCCTTCTTGAATAACAATGTGAATATTCAAGATATTGTTTTCCGCACAGCCCGCCTAACCCACAATCTCACAAAACGAACCTACTATGAAGATCTACTTAGAGATGCCAAAGATTTCCTTTTAGTGAAAGACCTCGTGCATGTAACGATTATCAACACTCACACTCGTGAAGAACTGGAAGAGATTTTTGTTCAAGTTAATGAGGGGGTGGCTCTTAATGATATGGAGAAATGCAGCGCACAAAGCTCCTCTCTGGGGAAATATATCCGCTCCTTGGCGCAGAGATATGAAGACGCCTTTCGTAATCAAAAGGGTACCGTACTCAACTGGAACCGTAAAGATGATGAAGACTGGATTTGCAAAATAGCAAAGCTGGTTAAATTTAACAATACGCAAAATACCAAAGTAGCCAACCATGCGGAGTTTTGGAAAAATGCAAGTCTCTCCAAAGCACAGAAGGACACTGTAGAAAGAATTTTAGAGGATTTTAACGCAACGATGACGACCCCAGAGGCTACTAAAAATAAAATTTCTCATAAATGGGAGTTGTGGGCGTTAGTGTTGGGGCTTTACGCAGTCCATCGCGATAACGCCTTTACCACTTTGGTATTTTG